GATAACCACATTTATGTTATGAAAATATTGCGATTATGATTACAGCAACTACAACGCCAGCGATAACTTTTTTCTTAACGCTTAGTGCAGTCCATTTGCCTATAACTTTTGTTTTTAAAGATTCAATCATTTAGATCTCCTTTTTTAGTTTTTTGAAGTATATTACTTTTTTATTAAAAACACCAGATTATTTATTTTTATATAAAACACCAATTCCATTAGACATTGGGCCTGATATTGGTGGCACTAGACCACCTTGGTTAAAAAATGATGCTCCTGGTTTTTTTTGAGTAAAACCGAATTGATCTAAAAAAGACGCGTACTGTTGTGGTGAAAGATTAAACCCATAATCACTAGGAGTGCCATCAATTGAAGGCTGTACCTCTGCACCTATTGTAACATTTGGATACCCTACAGCTCTTAAAAAAGCTAAATCGTTTTGTGAACCTAACATTTCCTTAATCATAGTTTCTTCGCCTTCGTCAAAAGAATAACTTGCTCCTGGTACTACTCCAGAATTATATCCATAATCAAATTCTCCTAAAGTATTTGGCATGGGAGAGTTTGCAGAGTCNTAATGNAAAGATTCTTCTAAAGCAGCTTGAGCCAAACCATATGCGTCAGAGGGATTATTCACTAAACTAATGTTGTTGCCGTAATCAAAAACTGGTTTTTCTTGTGGTCCATATAACATGTTTCTAGTAGATTGGTCTGTATCGAAAGATGGGTTACCGTCTTCATCAACATTATATCCTCGCATATAATACCCCCCAATCACTCCTCTTGCTGCCCTAGCTCGAGCATCAGCAATGGCTTGGTCATAGTCCATGTAACTAGATACTTCATTACTAGGTGCGCCAATTTCATACATTTCTCCTGGTGTGATAGTTCTAAATGTAGAGTTAGGGTCTTGAAAGTAGGGTTTTGCTCCGTCAAAGTCTTCTACTACATTTTGTATAAGTTCAGTCATCGCCTCTTTATTAATTTGGTCTTCTTCGTTGGTTAACGTAAGTCCTTGAACTGGACCAGATTGAAAAATATTTAGATCACCATAACTCATTGGCATTGAGCTAGGTGTTGGTTTATTAGTTACATCTGCTATTGTTGGTCTTTGTACAGCGTTTTCACTCGGAGCTGTAGGGGAGGTATAATCACTTCCGGGTAGTCCATAGCTACTGCCACCTGCCATTCTTTGTAATTCATCTGGGCCATACATTGGGTTATCAGGTAACGCATTAGGATCTTGATATGAAATATCTGTAACACTAGGACCATAAAGGGTACCTAAACCTATTTGTTTGACAGGATCAACTGTATCAGTAATTTCGCTACCAGTTAAATCAGCAGTAGTAAGACCACTAGTGTCAAGCGAAGGGTCAATAGCTTTTACATCTGGACTAAAAAAATCTACGGTATCACCAAAATCAGTTTTTAAATTTTCTCCTAAGTTACCAAAAAAATTATTACTTGGATCATCATCACCATAAGTGTTTCCAATATAACCGCCAAGTAGTCCACCTATGCCAGGAAATATAGCATTACCAATCGCACTCCCCACGACGTTGCCTATATTAAAGTTTGAGGCTAAATTTGAAATACCACTACCTATGCCAGAAAAAAAGTTATTACTTGGATTGCTACCAATAGGTGAATAACCACTTGACACATCGCCAGATGTTGCCGTTACAGGAAAAGGAGTAGATGGAACGTTTCCAACCGCAGAAGAGTTTGTTATAGTTCCCCCTACCGGAGCATAATCCGGATTATAGTAACCTACATACTGACCAAGTATGTTTGGATTATAAACTGGATCGCCTGGACCTCGCGGTCCACCGAAAGTTACATTAGTTGTTTCACCAGTATTTGGATTAGTGTTAGTTACATTTGTACCATTATTAGTTACATTATTATCACCTGTGCCGCTACTATTTGAAGAGCCTACTTCATTAGAACCAGGGTTACGATCATCTCGACCACGATAGCCACCTGGACCGTCTACAAAACCTCTTTTATCAGGTAATTTTTTGCCCCCGCGTATGGCCATTAGTTTCCTTGTTCTTTAATTGTCGCTTGCATCCCACTTATACCACTTTTTGCTAGTGACACACTAGCTCGAAGTTTTTGGTGTTTGTCATTCTCGTCCATTTTTTGTTCCGTTAGATCACGTTGCTGTAACATTTTAGCTCGTTCTAAGTTTAGTTTGTCTTCAGCTTGTTCTTCTTGGTTTTGTTGGTCACGTGCTTTTAAATCTATTTCACGATCTTTAAGTTTTAATATTGGATCATTTTCTACTTGATTTAATATTTCTTTTTCAGCATCTGCATAGTCTTTCATAAAGTCAGCTATTAATTGTGACTTTCTTGCCTCTATTGCAACCTTCATTTGCTCACCTTGTTTCTGCATTTGCATAAATTGTGGACTTTTTTGTGCTTCTGGTCCTTGTTGCTGTATCATTTGTTGCATCATCTGACTCATCTGACTCATTTGTTGCATTTCTTCTACAAATTCTACCTCAACTTGTTCGCCAGCCATTAAATTTACGTGCTCCATGCAGTTTTGTTGTAGTTTTTGTAATGTTTTAGGATTATTCCGCGCCATAGTCGTACCCATAAATTGTAAATGTGCTCGCATGTGCGCTTGGTGGTCTTGTTTTGGAAAAGCTTGAAACTTTTTGTTGTTTAATGCAAGAATATTTTCACTTGCTGGGTCCATTGGCTGCGGTTGCGGTGGTGGCGGTAATAAAATGTCCACATCTTTAACCCCAAGTGCCTCATACATATGTCGATAAGCATGATATAAGTTGTGCATGTCTGGATTTGACATTGCCATTTGTAATTCAGTTTGTGCAATCTGTATTCTTTGCGTTTGTGAAAAAATATTTGGATCTGCAATTGGTATAATGTCTACGCGTTCATCAAAGTCAGTTGCAAAAATTTCACGTTGTCCACCGACTACATCATAAGGATATTGTTTTGGTAAGTAAGTAGCAAAAGCATCTGCCATTAACATAAACTCACATTTCATAGCTTGGTATAATCTTTTATGGATAGCTGACATGACCCGCGATCCGCGTTCCAAGAGCGCAACGGTCGTGCCTACTGCTGCGGATTGATTGCCGTCACCGACCTGCATATCCGCGATACTTGCAAAACGTTGACCTGCTTGCACAACAACGCCCATTAGTTGTAGGAGCGTGGCGCTCGGCTCTTTAAATGGTAATGGCATAAACGCATCACGTAAATTGCCGCCAGGAGCGTCAACATCTCTAAACTCACCGGGTTGTAAAGGTTGCGCTTCATCACGAACTCTAATCCCACGTTGTTTAAATCCAGATGGTAAATTAGATAGCGTACCAGCATCAAGTAATTGTCTTAACGCTGCAGTTGCTGTTCTTGATAATCCACCAATCATGTGGATTAAACCAAAACCATAAAAACCTAGCCCTGGTAAAAATTTAAAATGTACAAAATAATCTTTGCGTCGTTTTAATTGATCTTGCGCACCGTAGTTTCTTCTAATAGCTAAAACTTCACCTGCTTCATCATCAATAGTTACAATGTAAGGTAATTTAATACCGGTCTCTTCGCCGGATTGTTTATCTTTATCTTCAAAACCCTCTAAATCTAATTCGACATGGCATTCTAATAGGGTGTGTATTTCATTATAAGAACCAGCACTAACACCACTAAGTTTGTCTTTACCTTCTTGAATGTCAGTTGGTGTATCACTAGGTTCCACTAATTCTATGTCACGATAGAAACCAGTAATTTGTTGTTTACGTAAATCGTTACCAGACATTTTGATTACATGAATAATAGTCTCAGCATCTTCCAATGAGGTTGCCGTGTAAGGCACTACTAAATCTTCAGCTGGTACAAACTTAGAAACCGTACGTCCTAATACCGAATCAAAATAAACTTTTTTAAATGTTGAACCAGCAAGTGGTAAGTTAAATAACATTTGGTCAAACTCAGGTTCATATTCTTTCATCTGCGTCATGATCTGATAATTCATAAACTCTTTAACTCGTTCTGCTTGCTTCTCTTTCATCGGATCAATCTTACCCATAATCTGAGTTCTAATTGGTCCGCCTGCAGGTAATAATTCTTTGTAAGCTAGTGCTTGGAATTGGGTAACGGCTTCTGCTAATACTGGGTGGGTAGCGCCGGATGCGCCTTGGAATGGTTCTGATCTATTTTCATATTTAAAACCTAACAGGTCTAAACCTTTTAGATAACCATCTTCCCAATCAGAACGTGAAGATTTCATTTCATCGTAAGACTCTTGTAGTTCAGAAGCAACCGCGGTCATCGCGCCGTCGTCCATGAATTCTGCTAAGTTAGCTTCGTGCTCTTCGCCACCTTCAGCACCATTTGAGTTAGGGTCAAAATCTATTTCGGCACCGCCGTCTTCCATCATCTCAACGTTAACGTCGCCACCTTCTTGAAATTCTTGTGGTACTACCACATCTACTTCTTCATCTAAAATTTGTAAATCCTTAGGGAGGGAGTCAACACCTTTTTCTATTTCAGCCATTAGTAATATGTCCTTTGTTGTTGTGGCAATGGCTCATCCTCATAGTCATCAGGATGATCGACAAAGCCGCCTTGTCTAAATCGCATTACTGCTTGAGTCATACTATCCACTAAGTCATCGTGTTCACCTAATGGAAATGCTGCGCATTCCTCAATCACTTCCTCTGCCCATTTAGTATCCGGTGCCCAAATCATACCAGATTCAAACAACGGTGCAACAGAGTTTATCCTAGTATGTTTATCATTTCCTTTACTTGGTGTAAAGTTAATAACAGGTATACCTAGTTTACGCATTTCATACGTTAATGGCAAGCCTGAAGCTTTAGCTTCCACGATCACCGTTTCGGGCTTCCAATAGTCATATTGTTCTTTAGCAATCCGTCTTAGTTCCGGGAACTCGTATCTATCTTTAACCATATCTACTAGTATTAACGCCGGTCCGCTGTCCTCGCTGGGGTGAAATACGCCCCACGTGGTAATAGCACTATAATCGGCAGTTTCTTTTTTCATAAACGCCGTATCATAACTTTGTATGACATGTTCTAGTGGTGGTAGATCATCTTTTTCCCAAACTTGCCACCACTCTCTTTTGACAATACTACCTTCTGCAGCTGTGGGATTCTGCTGGTATTGTGCATTCCATTTTAGTATACTTACGGATGCTTTCACTGCTTCAAGCTCTTCTAATTTCCAATAACCCGGCCACACCGGATTACCGCTTGGCAAGATTGCCGGGAATTCAATTACTTCCCATTGGTCTGCTTTTGGTTCTTTTTGTGCACGTTGGA